CACTGATGTCAATACTACTTCCTTATTAGTAAGACACTGGTTGTTTCTTTGGTACAAATCAGTTTTCCCCAAACTTATGAAAGATGTGCCTATTGCGGCGTTTGCCCGCAAAATCGCACAGGTCCAGTTTGCACTCAATGGAGTCATGCAGTTTGAGGGACGTCGTTGGGGTCTTTATTTTATAGACATTTTTGTCTTGAGTTTGTTAGATTTCGTGGTTTTACCTGACTTTTGCCCATGGTTACTCAAAATTGGCTTACCTGATGTTAACAAACTGAGTGAGCAAATTACCTTTTGGGTTCAGAGCAAGTTTTGGAGTTCCCTTCCTCCAAACTATGCTGATGTCACTCCTCATGTTCGTTCCATTTCACCTGGAAAGACAATCGTCATCAGCGCCCCTACTGGGTCAGGTAAGAGCACTGCCCTTATCAAGCATTTCAAGCTCATTGTGGGGCACAAGTACTCCAAGATTATTGTCATTGAACCTAGGTCTTCAATTGTTAAAACAGTTGTGCCTTATGTCAACATGGCATTGTCCATGGATGCCTCTGGTTCCACTTCTGGCATGGTTCTTGATCAGGATAGGCCTGTTTGGTATGTCACTGCTCAGGAATTTTTGCTTCATCCTTCCTGGTATGGGGACAAGCGTGGCAAAGTCCTCATCGTTTTGGATGAGTGTCATGTGTCTGAACCGGCCTATGACCTGGTTAAAGACATATTACACAAAAGCTCATTGCCAAGCATTTGGCTTAGTGCAACTCCCAGTTTTAGTGAGTTATCCGGCAGGGATATAATAGATATACCATTAGTCAGCGCACGTTTATACAATGTGCACATTTCTAATGTTCCCCGCGAAGATGTTCTAACTAAAGCTGATTTCACCCGGCAATACATTTCTGAGGTGATGGCCTCTATTTATAGTAGGCCTCAGATGTCTGTAATTCTGGTGTTTTGCACAACCCTTGGTATGTGCCACCAAATGTCAGAGATGTGTCCTAGGAAAAATTTTGTTTTGTCATCCGGGACAAATTCTTTCCCTGACATGTCTGCTGGGACAGTCATCTTTTCTACAAGTGTTGCGGATGTTGGGTTAACTCTGCCAAATGTTGATTATGTCATAACCTCTGATATTGGTTTTACTGTTTTGCACACCCTGGATGAAACCAGGGAAGCTTATTACCGTCTTACCGAGTCAGACTTGCTGCAAAGGGCAGGGAGGACTGGTAGAACTAACCATGGTTCTTGTACCATCTTTAGGACTCCTCGTGCCCGTTTTGTGGCTGACATAAATGATTTAAAGGGGAAGACAGGAGTCTTCGATCTCATTGCTTCTGGTATACCAATAGACGCTATTGTATCTTTAAGGAAACCAGAGCTAATAAAATTGCTGGGACTGGATGATCTTCCTGAACAGCGTGCAAACGCTACTCTGGAACATTCCCTTTCTCAACTGCAATTATACAGGAGTAATCTGGAACCCCTTTTGAATGAAAGGGCCAGGTTACTGGATATTGGCACCAATGATGGTAGACCAGCTGCCATCATTGATAATGCCCGTATGGGCTTATTGCGCAGCACTACTAACATTTCCACTTCTGATTTAATAGTCAGTTTGGTTAATGTTATTAAGCATCTTGGATTGCGTGCAACCGCAGGCCCAGATGAAGCCGCAGTTCATGAAGGTTCTATAAGGCAGTATTCTGCTAACCTTTTAGGAAACATCAAGTCCCGCATTCCATTCCCTGACCCTGATTTAGGTGAATGGGGAATGGAACCTGAGGAGAATGATGATTTCTAAAAGGGCCACATTTTAGAGCAAACCACCTGAATGAGTGCTCCAGAAATATGCAATGCATATCGTGGTTATGTCTTCTTCCAATGGAAAAGATGCTGCACCGCAGCAACCGCCTCCGGGGTCTTACCCGGCAGAGCCAAGCATTG